CTAGATCTATTAGTGGAAGTTCTAATACTTCTATCCGGAAGTTGGATGGTTCTAACCCAAGTGTCAACTGCTGGATTTAATTCAATATTTCCAGTATATACAACAACGTTAAATGGATTAACATTTTCTGTTGTAGTTGCTATTGGTTGTTCGATCCAATCTATCTCATCATATGCTAGAGTTATGGAATCTCCTGTCTTTTGAATATTGGGATCCAATAAATCAGCATTATCAGTAAAATCTAAACTCTGGGGGATAATATTTTCCGTCAGTGCAATCTGTGATTTAAGTGAATTTCTACTAATAATTGGTATTAATTCTTCTGCTGTTGGATTGATTTGTATTGATGATAATGGTCTATCAATTAGTGAATAATTTTTGAAATCATCAACAAAAAATCCACTCTTAAATCTATTTCTTCCGTCTGCATCTCTAATTTGCAACGTTTGAGTGTTTAACTCTAATAATGATAGTGAAGTTACTCTTTCCAAATTTTCAACTCTATCTTCAATATTACCAATGTCTCTCATGGTAAATCTTCTATTGTCAATTAGAGTTATAGATGCGTTTTGTGGAGTGTATAAGAAAGGTGGAAGATTAATGGTAGCAATTTCCAATAATGCATCATTTTTAGTGGGTGCTTTAGGATATTTTGCAGATATTCCCTTTTCGACAATAAAATTTCCATACTTGTCAAGGTATAATTTATCAATTCTGGGAAGATAATATTCGTATCCTAAAATAGATCCTTCTCCAGGTGCCATTAAAAGTTTTGGAACAGAATCGAAACTTCTAGAAGAAAAATCGAATGGAGAAACTGTTGCAGTGGTCGGATCAAATACAGATACTCTTGGACGGAAATCAAGTGTATCTGATGCTCTTATTTTATAACGACCAATATTTGGTATGTCCTGTGCAAATCTCTCTTCATCATAACTTAATACAGTAAATGCATCTCCATTGTCATCAGATGGAACAGAATAATAATCAAAAACAACTAACAATCTACGAGTTGGTTCAGAAACATTTTTATTTCTAACAATTCTAGAATAATCATAGTATTCGTCCTTCTGCCCCTTATCCAACTTGAATAATTGAGTTACATCTTTATAACTTCCCAATGTAATGGATTCTACTTCTGTAACTATGTTTGATTCTTGGAAAGTTACGGTTTCCCCAACACTAAAAACATCATTAGTCAAATATACTAATTCCAAATTATTTGCTGAAGGTGATGAAACAACTCTTGCAATTGCATTGCCAGAATTCCCTACTACATTTTCTCCAATTATTGCATTTGTTTGAACACTTGCAGTTGAAGTAAATTGAAATCTATCTAAAGTGGGATTTCCCGTTCCCAAAGATTCATAAATTACTATGACCTTTGCAACGTCTGGATAATTCAAAGAAATTTCTTCATCTTGAACTCTCAATCCATATTGAGTGTTAAAATTAAGTCCATCATTATTAGAGGTGTTAATTCCAACTCCAGAATCTGAATATTTTGATCTTGTTATATTTAAAGTTTGACTTCTATTGTATTTTTTAATTTTACTTTGAACACCAAATTTTGTAAGAGTTGTATTTATGACAACATTATTTTGACTTGGCCTTAAACCTCTAATAGTTACAATATTATTCGTAAGATCAAAAGCATCATCTGTAATTGTTCCTGCTATACCAGTCGAGTAGTGAACTCCATATCTTTCCTGATCAAAAGTTGCAAACGATGCGCTAGTAATTCCAGAAATACTTGAAAGGTTGAAAGTTAGTTCTCCTGCACCACTCGTTTCCCCTTCCGTAATTTGTTCAACAATTGTAAATGTTGAATTAAGTAAGTCCACGGAAGAAATATTAATGTCGGGCAGTTGTGCAAATAAATATCCGTTTTCTGCATCGATAATTGGTCCACGAGGGAATGGTGTGACCAATAAATTTCCAGATCCTGTAGCCAATTTCCCATCATATACATTAGTGACAGCAGCACCAACGTTAATTGGACTTAATTCTATTGATAGTCCATCTGCAGCAACTGATGAAACTCTGTTAAATGTTTCTGTGCTAAATCCTGGTCTTTGATATGAAATTATCGTATCAGTTCTTATTCCACTAAAAACTTTTCCTGTAGCAGTTACTGTTGCAACGCCACTAGTGCCTAAGTTTCCAAGTAATGGAATTGATATTTGATCTATGCCATTAGGCATTCTAAATTTTTCAAGAACTGAGTCTGCTGTAAACTGCGGAAAACCACCACCTGCTGCTTGTCTTACTGATTTAATATTTTGAGTTCCATATTCTACAAAATTAACAATTGTTCTTGAAAAATCAACTCCATTTACAGTTACTTGCTCACCCTTGGCAAAAGAACCAGATGTTCCTCTCAAGTTGATGAATTCTGTTCCGCCACCAGCATCAACAAGATATCCACTAGCACCACTACTCTTGCCTTTAATGTATGATCCATCAGGCATGTCAGTGGCATCTACATCCTTATTTAAAGTTATTTTGGTATATGTTTGAATATCATATAATCTCAAATCATACTTTGTTGCTGCTCCAGAATATGCAGCATCAGTAAGATTAAATGTATATACTCTTGCGTCTCCTATCACCGACTCAGTATCACCTTTTTTTCTATTCAGTAATTGAATTGTTGCTTTATTTTGTGGAACACCAGTAACATTATTTACTCTGAGTAAATTACCCATTTCAAATGGAATAGTTACATTAGATTCTTTTTGAGTATCTCTTGGTTTTTCTACATCAATTATTGTGGTCGAAACTTTTTCTACATCATATCCTCTCACATACGCTTTTCCGGGTGATATTTTAAAGCACATCAAATCTTCAGATGGCACATTTCTTTGCTCTGTTAATTCATTAGAGAAGAAAAGACCATTATTGCCCAGTCTATTATTTAATGAGTTATGAACTGATGGATCAAATGGTTCTACAGCGTAATCCCCAGACTCATCATACGTTCTTTCTGCCATATAATCACGAATTTGATTATATTGCGTTTTTGTGGTAATTTTTTGAATTTTACCATTTTTTAATCTTAAAAGTTCAACAAAGTCAGTATCATTAGTATCAGATAATAACTTTTTGGTAAGAGTTAAATTTATTTTAAATCTATCAGCACCAGGTGCAGCAAAATTTGTAAATCCTTTTGCATTGTCAAATAAAGACTCATCATCTTTAGACCCAATAATTAGTTCATCAATTTTTAAACCAACTCTATACGATGGAGTATTAGTGTAGTTGTCTAAAAGTATAGTTTGTTTCGAAACATTGACAAAATATCCTCTAATGAAATAAATCCCCTTCCCAATAGACGCTGCGGAACCAATGGCGGTTGCATCAGATGATATTAAAGATGCAAACTCTGTTCCAGCAGGAATAGTGGTATTTCCATAAGTTACACTATCTACACAAGATAAAGATTCTCCATCTTCAAACGGAGTGAATTCAAAATCGTTGTCAGAATCTAGATATTTGACATAGATTGTTAAAGATTCGAAATTATTGTCATCGGCAAACTCAACACGTTGAATTTTTGCGGTAGTTCCTGATGACTCTCCTACTATTTTCTTTCCTATAAAATTTTCAATATATAATGCTACGTCTATTCCCGAACTAGTTGCATTTAATTTTACAGAATAAAATTGATTATCATAAGAAATATTTCCCGGAACTACTACAGATCCTTCCTTGAAAATATGACTACCAAAAGACTCTACCTGTCCCTGTAAAAGGGACTGTAACGTTGTTAATTCTCTTGCTTGGACTGGAAATCCTGGTTTAAATAAAACTTTGTAAAAATTCTTTTCAGAATTATAATCATCATAATATGGATTAATATTTAAATTTGTTTTTTGTGACATTTTCTTTAGAATTCCAGAATGATTTTAACGTCTTCTTTTTGGCGAGAGTCTCTCTGTATGAGAGGTCTATTATCAATGTAAATAATTTCCCCTGTCTTTTTATTTATCTCTGGATTTGCAAGTCCATCTGTAAAAGTAACTCCCAAATCAATTTCTTTAGAATTTACTGTGGTTTTAATTCCCGAAAATCCTGTGTCAATAGACCCAGTAAATGGAGAGACAGTGGAAGATGATGATTCAAATGATAGTAATTTGCTAGTAGAACTGACATTATCAACATCAGTTTGATCTTTGGTATTTCCAAAGTATAGAGATCTGTCTTGAAAATATTTTAAAACCCTAGTTTCTGAATCATATGATGCTACATATCCTTTAGCAGCACCTCCCGAAACTGATTGTGAAATCGCAGCACCAACAACTGGAGTTGAAGCAACTGAATTGAGTTTTAATGAAAATAAGGACGAATAATCGTTGGCGGTATAGATTGCTGTGGATGAAAATTGTTGTGGATTTTTTACAATACCTACTTGAGTAAATTTTGTATCAATTGGAAAATCTCTTGTGGAATCATCAAATCTGGCATAAACTAATACTTTATCAGTTCCCAATTCAGTATATACATCATGTCCATGACCTTTAGATGGTGGAATAATAGGAATCAGTTTTGCTGGATCTGATAAACTTCCTGACGGTTGAATTGAACCAAGATCAACAATACCATAAGTATATCCACTTCCACCGGCAGTCATAACAGCAGAAGTTATTGTTCCTGCAGAATCCACTTCAATTGATACTTTAGCACCAGTTCCATCCCCATTAATATTTACTACTCCCGA